ATAACTTTACCATGACCCCCACGGGCAATCCCATGCAAGGCACAGTGTCACCTTTTAGCCCCAGTGGTTACAGCAACTACTTCGATGGCAGTGGTTATTTTGCTTTAGCTGCAAACTCGGCATTTTTATTCACCGGTGATTTTACCATCGAGGCATGGGTAAACTTACCGGCTGTTACGGGCGGGCCGTACACAATATTCGGCAGTAGATACTCTGCATCTACAACAGTATTTGATTTCAGAGTTTTTAATAGTAATATACAAGTGTCATTGAATGCAGGCAGTGGCACCAACCTAGGACTTGGTACTTTGTCTACCAATAGATGGGCACACATGGCTTTGGTCAGAAGCGGAAGTTCTATCAAATGTTATGTAGATGGAACACAGACTGCTACTACGTTGACAAATTCTAGTACCTTGGGATTTAGCGATGTAGCAATGGCAGTTGGCTCTTCAGGGCCTCCAGGAACTAATCCATTTAACGGATATATAAGCAATTTGCGAATCCTAAACGGCACCGCTTTGTATACCTCCAACTTTACGCCGCCGTCAAGTAATCTTGCTGCTATTGCCAATACATCACTGTTGACCTGTCAGAGCAATAGGTTTATAGACAATTCATCCAATAATTTTGCCTTGACAGTCAATGGGCAGACAAGGGTAATACCGTTCTCACCATTTCAGCCCGGTGCTCCTTACTCAACAGGTACCAACGGTGGTAGTCTATATTTGAGAGGCCCCGTCTCTGGCGCCACTGACTATCTTAGTATAGCAAGTGACCCGGCTTTTCAATTTGGTAATAGTAATTTCACGGTAGAAACTTGGCTTTACCCAACTGCTGTTAATACTGTTGCAATTTATTCTAAAAGAGCCAACACCAGTACCGCTTACGGAAGCATTGTCTTCACTACCCAGAGTGATAGAACCGTGCGTGTGCTTGGGACAGTTAATGGATCTTCGTGGGGAGTTAATTCGACTAGTAACACTCTCATAAATGCAAATTGTTGGAATCATGTGGCTGTTACAAGAAATGGCACACTTTGGAATATTTGGGTCAACGGCATTAACAGTGCTAACTCTGTATTGGCTGGAACAATACCAGATAACCCAGCCAATGTCACAGTGGGCACCCAAGGCAATAACCAATCAATAAACAATACTCCAGTGTATTTTTCTGATTTGAGAGTGGTCAAAGGAACAGCAGTGTATACAACAAATTTTACACTACCCACTTCACCATTGACTGCCATTGCCAATACCAGTCTTTTATTAAATTCAACCAACGCTGGTATAAGGGACGCTGCTGCCGATAATGTTATTGAGACCATTGGTAATGTGCAGATATCAACTGTACAAAGCAAATTCGGTGGATCATCTATATCGTTTGATGGTTCAGGTGATTATTTTATAATTTCGTCAACGACTGCAGATCCACTGTTGGCATTTGGTACCGGTGATTTTACCATAGAATTTTGGATTCGATTTAATACAACTGCTGGTGTAACTATCCTTGACTATAGACCGGGATCAAACGGAGCATATGCCACCATAATCACCGATGCCACGAATAAAATCATCTATTACTCTAATTCAGCAAACAGAATTCTTGGTACTACGGCACTAGTCACAAACTCCTGGCATCATATTGCTGTTGTGCGCAGCAGCGGATCAACAAAATTGTATATCAATGGAATCAATGAAGGATCTGCATTTGCAGATACACAGAATTATCTGTCGGGAGCAAATAGACCGGTCGTTGGAACCAGTGGGTTTCCGTTAGGAACTGGTTCGTTGAATGCTTATATCCAGGACCTACGCATCACGCGAAATCTGGCCCGTTACACAGCCAACTTCACGCCACCCACCCAGGCCTTCCCCACGCAATAAATACATCAAAGGTAAAAACTATCATGATCATATCAGGTTCATTCATTCGCGGCGCACAACTTACATCTGTTACTTCTTCTGCACCGGTCCCCCCAACGCCGCCACCCGTGCCAGAACCCACAGCGTTTTGGATCAACACTGCTACCAATCCATTGGCAACACTTAGTTTTCAAGCAGACTTAAATCTAAGATTCAGTGTCAAAGATCCCAATGGTAACATCTACTCTGCATCTTATTTCAGTAATGCAACCAATACCTGCATTGGTTGGACTAGATTTGACAGCACAGGTAATCTTGTGGGTAGTTATCCCATATACTATGCACCATCTAACGCAGTCAACATGACCTCGACCACGGGTGCGTTGCAATTAGACAGCACAGGCAACGTTTACCTGCTGGGCAGCTTCGGACTTGATGCTGCTTTATTCAAAACCACCAGTCAAGGCAATGTCATATATGCCAAACGCTATGTCAACGGCAACACCGATATTGCCCGGGGATTTGTATTAGACTCCAGCAATGCCAACATCTATATCGCTTCTGATACTCGAACAAGCAATAATATTGTACAGTTTTCGGTAATGAAAGTTTCGGCCAATACAGGTAACATTGTGTGGCAAAAATCGGCCAACGTTCCTGGACAAACCACTAACTCGCAAGGAGCGGCCTATGGAATAGATATTGCGCCGGATGGAAATATCGTGGTATCGGGACGCAGTCGAACTGTGGCACGTGGCACAGCACAATGTGGTTTGGTAATGAAAATCAATCCTGAAGGCAACATAGTTTGGCAAAATTGGTATACAGCCAATGCTGGAAGTACCAGCGAACTTGGCAGATATTGCAAAGTTGACAGCACCACTGGCAATATCTTCTTTGCTGGACAACGACAATCTGCATTCATGGGATTGTTACTTGATTCAACTGGCAATATCATATGGCAAAAACAAGGTGTAGATTTTACAGATTTTACCGCTTCTTTTATACCTTCATTTGATAACGGCGGCAATGTTTGGGTAGCCAGCACAATAGACGGCGTCAATGCTGCTCCTTTGTTGAAATTTGAGGCCAGTACTGGAGCCAATCTACTGCAACGAACCCTGCAATTTGATGGCTTCAACGATGGCAACGGTCGTCCAATGTATTTCAATGTTTTATTCAACAATGACTATTCAGGATTCACACTGCCTGGCGGCGGAACTTCGCCAGTGGGAAATCTTGTGATAGCAAGACTGCCTTCCAATGGTGCTGGAACCGGCAATTATGTTGCCAGCGGTAACAAGAATATCAGCTACTATGATGTAACCATTCCTGTGATGGCAGCGGGCAATTTGTCTCGCTTCCCAGCCAACATGGTGTTTTACAATTCAGCAGTGACCGCGCAAGACATATCCAATCTCACTGCTACCACAGGTACTTTGACCTTGACCAAGACCACTGTATCTTAGCCGTAAAAAAAGGACGGTAGTTGCCTACCGTCCCCAAAATGCCACTGACCCAGGAGCGTGAAGTCAGTGGGTACTGCTAAAAACTGTTCTTCATCACAGTGTTCTCTGCCAAGGCACGCCAGTTGGCGGGGGATACCTTGACCAAATCTGCTACCTTCAAACACATACGCAGGCTCAACTCGCGTAGTCGACTCTGGTTAGTGGCCATGAACGCAAAGATCTCTTCTGCGATGCCTGGCTCAAGATTGTACTCGGCAAACAGGCCACCTTCGGCATCACGATGCACCTGCTGGATGCGCAACATCTTGTCACGCTCGGTGTTGATGGTCAGATCCAAGAAGTGGCACCGAGATTGCAGTGCTTCCAAATGATCCTGCAGTTTCTTGCTCTTCAAGTTTTCAAACTTCAAGTTGGTGATAAAGATACAGGAGCCTTTGAACTCAAACTGATCGGGCACACCCTCGCGGCGCAACATTGACGAGTCCGAGTTCCAGCAGATCCTACGACGCTTGCCCGAGTCCAGCGCGGCCTTGAGAATGTTCAAGGCAATGTCATCCATGAGCACCGAGTCACAGTCGTCAAATACCAACACATTCTTGGGGTCCGAGTTCTTGAATAAGGCACAGTAAAGTCCTATGGGAGTCATAGCACCTTTGATGATTTCAAACTTGACCTTTTTGCCTGACAGCTTGTCAAAGATGCCGGCCTTTTCCAACTGGTATTCAACGCCAAAACTCTTGCCCACTCCCGGAGGACCCGACACTATCATGGCACGCACATCGCCGGCGATACAGGCACGGGTCATCTCGTCCAGGATGCTGAATCGCGTGGCTATACGATCCATGGCTTCTTGATCTGTTTCCTGCGGTGCTATCTGCAGTTCGGCTTTTTTGAATTGTAGGGTTTCGCTCACTTTATCTCCATTGACCACTTGCACATCAGAAATTTTATTTACTTTGATTTTGATCTGTTCAGGAAAGCCCGGGAATTGGCCACTGTTTTCTACCAACACATTGCCACCCTTGGCAGTGGTCTGGAAGTCGCGGATCAAGGTAAAAATCTGACCCGACACGTCGGTATTGCGATACTCACCTGATAAGATACGAACTTGTGCCATACTGCGCTCCTTATTATTGTTTACTATACCCATAGTATAGCAAATCTTGAATTATTGGTCAAATCCAGCGAATTATATTGTGGCATAAAAACAACACCATAAATCACTGTGTTTTTACTGCGTTTCTAGTATATTAGCAGGACAGCATTTAATGGTCAACCGCAGGCTGTTGTGTGGTACGGCGCTCAATGTCTGCTTCTTCGCACTGCTCACCATACTGTATTTCTATGATCTTGAGTGGGTTTGACTCGTTGTTGATCAGTTGATGCCATTCGTTGCGAGAGATATGCAGGTATTGATGCCGATCAAACACTCCGTTAAGCTCAACATCTGTGGTGGTGCTGTCTATGGTATCAACTGTGGCTGTACCTTCGGCCACCAACCAAAATTCACTGCGGCCTCGATGGCGTTGCATACTGAGTGCGGCACCGGGATCCACTGTGAGTTCTTTGACTTTGACGCCTGCGGCTTGGTGCAGCACACGATAGTATCCCCAGGGTCTGGTGGTCTTTGGCGCTTTCCACTCTTCCAAGATCCAACTACTGGAATTGGCCTTGTTGTTGCCACCTATTTCAAACTGGAAATCAATGCCGGGCACACGCATCTCGGGAATGTTTTCTCGCGTGCGGTCTCCACCGTTGCAGAATATAATGGTATCATTGGGATGGCGTGACTTGATCTCTTCTAGGGCAGCACAGCAGCTGCCATCTGAGTCATCAAAGTATGCTATGACCTGATCCACACACCGCAGCGCACGCACCAAGGCCACACGCTCGGGCAAGGGCATGAATGCTCGACCTTTTTTGCGCCGTAGCCAGTCGTCGGAATTAACAGCAACATACAACCTGTCAGCCAACATACCAGCTGCTTCAAAACTGGCCAAGTGGCCTGAATGCAATGGATCAAATCCACCAGAACAAACTGCAATTTTCATAATGTCACATCCTCCATACCGGCTGTTCTTAGTCTAGTGATGTGTCCCAGCATCCAACTCTTGCTGTCAAGTCCTTTCATGATTCCCAACCAACGATTTCGCAGCAGTGCTACTTCGTTGATGATGGTTTCATAGTCAATGACTTCATCTTCACCATCCACATACTTTTCGGCGTCTCTACTACTTAATGCGCGAGCATAACCTTCGAGATATTTCTGAAAATGGCGCCTGCGTATCCTACGCAGTTGGATATTGAGATAGTTTAAAACTGCTTCTACTTCCTGCAGTTGATTGAATCTATGCTCGGTGATACCTGGTAGATCTTTCACATTACGCTCTACCAGGCCACCGATGCCGACTTCACGCTTGGCTTCCAAGAGTTCAGATTCGTAGTGTGCAATAAAATCGGGTATGGACCCTATGTCTGCTACTACTCTGCTGTACCAACTCATTTACCAGCGCTCGTCTTCTTCCTCATACTCTTCCTCTTCTTCCTCTTCTTCAAGGTGCGTTTCAGCATACTGCTTGACAGCACGTTTGATATCCGAGTCTCCGCGGAAAGCATCACGGATGTCATCAATCTCGTAGTTGTTTTCAAACAACGTTGCTACCACTGCTTCGGCAGCGTCACGGCGATCCACGGGATTGATACTGGGTTTGACATTGTCCCAGATTTCGGCTATGATATCTAAGCTCATTGTGATTCAGGTTCCTTTTTCTTGCGTTTGATCAACGGCTCAGGATCCACGGACACAGTATCTTGGATCGGTTCTGGCACTGATTCTGTGACTGGCATTTCTTGTGCCGTTGACTTCTTACTTATAGGCAAGGCGGAAAAATCCTTCATGACTTGGTCTAGACAACCTGCTTCGTTTGATTCCCAGGCTCGGCGGAACTGTTTGATAATTTCGCCATCTGTGGTTGTATATGCCAGCCTGTTTCCGTCCTTGACCAGCATCTGTTGTTTTTCAAACAGGTCTACCAGGCCCGAATAAGGATTCATACCTGTTTCATAGGGAATCTTGACCTGCACTGATTCAAAGGGTTTGGCATAGCGTGTTTTCATCACCTTGCAGGCAGCACGGATACCCAGCACTTCTGAAACTTTGTTGCCATCTTCGTCCTCTTTGAGTTTGAGTTTTTTCATGGCAACAACAATACTTGACGCATAGATAAAGCCTTGACCACCCGAGATCTTGTCATCGGGATCAAACATATCTTGGCTGGCATATGTATGGTTGGTGGCTACCAATCCCACATTGTGGCTACCAAACATATTCACACAGTTGCGCACCAAGGCTGTGAGCGCCTTGGGTTTGCGTCCTAGATCGCCTTTTAGGTCACCGGCTTCAAACTGGTTCACGTCTGTGGGCGTGAGCAACATACCCAATGAGTCTATCACAAACAAAACTTTGGGCTTGTCATCGCCGGGCAAGGTCTTGTAGTCGGCCATGAAACTGGTGATGGTCTTGGCCACGTCATCGATCATGGCCATGTTTAGTTTTAACAATTTGGATTCATCTGTGTCCACTCCCAGAGCCTTGAGCCAGTCTTCATCAAGAGCATTTTCTGTGTCTACCAGCACCACAAAAATACCCTGTTGCTGTGCGTGGCGTACCAGATTGCCTGAGCAGATATAACTCTTGCCTGCGCCTGATTCGCCGGCAAACACAGTGACCTTGCCCAAGGGTATGCCTTTGTGGAAATCACCAGATACTAGATAGTTAAGTGCAAAGTTTCCTGTAGAGATCCAGTCTGTGGGATCATTGAAACCTATACTGAGTCCTTCGATGCTTTTGGTAATTTCCTTGCGAAACTTGCTGATGTCAAAGGGCTTGCCCATTATTCGTCCCTCGGCATTTCTGCGGCTTCGTTGATCAGCGAGATCAACTGTTCTTGATTGTTACAAAGTATTTTTACACTGCGCCAATCTTCTTCAGAATTGCGCCCGGAGATTTCAAACATAAAGCCGTTGTCATACATTTGTACAGAGAAACTGTCGGATACTTTGGACAATTTGTCGGAGATTTTAGAGATAGATTTTTTTGCCATTTTGTTGGTCCTTGTTGGTAAAGGTGCAGGGGTACAGTACTAGTATACTGTGACCCCTGCTATCAGTCAAGAGTCGTGATTACTGCTTTTGCTGACGTGCGCGGATCATGGCCAGGATGTCCTGGGCATTTGAACCAGATGCCTGCGCGGGTTTGGCCACTGGAGCAGA